ATGCTGTATTAAAAACTATTTTACCTTCTGGATAATTTATTTTAAAACCAGATGGGCCAGTAGTAGTGTTTGAATAAAAGTTGTTCCCTACAAAAACACCACTAATAGATATTGGCTGAGTTGTATAGTCAACAGATGACTCCCAAACCCATTCAGATCTTACCCCTTCCCAAGCTTTTCCTGATGTGTATCTTGGATCTCTTGCCAATCTAAGTTTATAAGGCTCAAAAGAATGTGATCCAACACCAGATGGGTATGTTCCAGTAGGTATAACAACATTAGTAAAAGCACCAATGTTTAAAAAAGCTGCTTGCATAAACATATAAACAGACGATTCTAATGTGTCTGAAAATAATGGATCGCCATAATTAACAACTCCAGCAAATTTTGACAGTGTTCCCATTATTCACCTATGTATTTATATAATCTTTTATAACTTTTTGAAATAAGTTTGATATATTTCCTTCAACTCTTTTAAGTGATCTTGTTATCCAATTATCATCTTCTGTTCCGGCATAATCGGGGTCAATACTAAATCCTTTAGTTTTTGATTTAACCATAATGGCCTGTCCAGTCCTTGATGTATCAAAAAATCCGTACATAACCCTATATCCAGAAATGACTTCCGATGTTCCAGCAGTGAGAAGCCAATCTAACCAATCTACTTTTCCACCCTTAGATTGGTAAGAACCCATTGGCAAAGACAATATTGGTTGTAATCCATCTTTTAAAACAGTCAATCCTATTCCACCCAAATCATCTCTTCTTGCTGGAAGTTTTCTTAGTTGTATTGAGCTTGATACTAGTTCAACTATTTGTTCTGCAACTTGTCCAGCATTTGCTAAACCAACATCATAATAAAGAATGCCATCAATATGATTTAAAAGCTCTAAATAAACAATATCTTGTCTTAAAGCCGTTTTTATTTCTTGCACAAAAAGTGTTCTAGTTTTTGTAATAGCAAAGCTAATAGATTTGCTTACAACTTCTAAAACTTCTTTATTTGCAGCACTATAAAATTCGTTTTCATCAATTCTAACTGTGTATTTATTCATTTAAGCACCCACCCTACTCCACATTCCTACCCAATACCTATTTTGAACTATGTTTCCTTGATCAATAGGTTCACCATAGAGTTCATATGTAAATCTTATCATAGGTTCTAGGCTTATTTGTACAATTAGCTTCCTTGATTGTAAAACATCTGGCAAATTTGAAACATATCCCTTTGTTTGTATCATTCCCGCTGGAACTTGAAGGTTAGATGGCATTTTAACAAACCATTCTGAGGGGCTATTTCCGATAAGAAGCTTTATTGGCTTTGTTATTTGTTTAAAATGATAGCCAGAACCATTACAAGAAGGGCAAATAGAACCATTTGGGAATGGTATAGAACCGCCATTTATCCAATAGTTTGATGATTTATTTCCAATTGGGTCCAAAACACAGTTTTCACATATCTCTGGAAGTGCTGGATATAAAAGAAGGCATTCTTTACCAAGCTGATCTATTAAATCATCTATAGCATCTTGGGCGATTTGTTTGACATCAGCAGAAAGCGTAAATAGTTTTGCCATGATGGTGTACTCCTTATGATAAATACACCGATAAAAACCTATGCCTTTACTGCTATTAAGCACTTATCTGAAATAAACTGAGTCTTGTAGTCTGCAACATCAGAGAAAGCATCTATAATTTCTTGTTCTGCATGAACAACTATTAAAACATCTCCACTTCTTAAGAATGATGAATGTTTTTCATAAGAAAAATCTTTTAAATAGTCTGGAATATTATTATAGTTGATCAATAAAACTCTGCCACCATCTTCTGGAGCTTCTATGGTTTCATCTAATTCTGCAATAATAAAATTGGCATAACCAAATACATCAAGTTCTTTTTTGAGGGTTTCTTTATCTTGATTTTGAAAGTCATAAACTCTTACAATACCAAGACCCTTTTGGCAAAGAGCCAATGTCGTTTGAAGACATGTAGAAGAAACATCTAAACACCATTTGCCTTTTGATGCCCAAACAATTTCTCTAATATCACAAAAATCTAAACCTCCAGATATATTATCTAAATGATTTAAGTTTGGATTTACCCTATATGGAATTTCTTTTTTCGTTAAAACAAATGGTGCAACATTATTTCTTTTTGCAACATCTGATAGTTTTAAATTTTGATTTTTATTTAATATGACCCTTGCAAAATCTTTGCTTATTATTAAAGAGGCACTATTATCTATATCTACATCATCTGCAATTCTATATGAAAAAAAGTCATTTTTTCTTTTTAAGGAATTTTTTTTAATTTCATTTAAAGATGCTATTTTTAAAGTCTTTTGCTTAATAACAATCCACTCATCAATTTTTTCTATTGTTTTTGAATCAATGGTTTCACCAGATTTTACAATTAAACAATAATTCTCATCTCTAGAAACAAAGTCAGTCATAGCTGAAATAAAAGACTTGTCTTCTAAGCTTATTTTAGGGTATACCCAATTAAAATTTTTATAAGTTTCACTATTTTCATCATCTAGTATATAAGCAACTTTGCTTGTTTTATAGTCTTTGGCAGGAGAAATTGACATTGGTGTTCCTAGAGCTTTTGTAAACTCTTTAAGTATTTCACCTATTTGAGTTGTGTTTAAAGAACTCTTGAAAAACTCCAAAACTTCCTGATAATTCATTCCTAATTCAGACCATCCAATTAAATAATTTATAATTCTGTCTTTAATATCTAATGGGTACGGAACACCTTTTGGTCTTGCGAATCTGTGAATCCATTTTAACCAAGATAAGCATATGGCTTTTCCACCATTCTGTCTTGCTTTTTCTTGAATATATCCTTCTTCACCACCAAAACCACGGAAGTTAGAATTAAATTTTGGCCAAACCGCTTTCCTCATGCAAAACAAACCAAGACCCTGCATAGGTATTTCAAATTTTTCTTCAGTTAAATATCTAGGATCTGTTTCCCAAGTTCCATACATTTGCCCACGCCACTCAGGTTTAAAGTGTGTAGATACATTTTTTTGATCATCGTAGAGTAATGGGCCTTGAATTAAATCTTTGGTGTTAATGTTTGCATAAAGATATTCTTTTAGTTTTTTAACAGCATCCTTAACTAATAAAACATGGCAATCAATACACATTACAAATTTTCCAGTTGCTACTTCAAAGACATGATTCCTTGAAGCAGATGTTCCAAGCTTATCTGGCCTATGAAAATATTTTACGCCAAGATTATTACAAGTACTTGCTGTGTCTTTACAAGATTCGGTTTTTGTATCAACTACAACTAGCTCTACATCTTCTAAATCTTGATATGCTTTTAATGCTTCTAAAGTGAAATAAACCCCATCAAAATCATCGTATGTAGCCATGCCAATTGTGAGAATCATATTTCCTTCTCCTATTTCCTAAAACAAAAAAGGCTGTTGTACCTTTATATGATACAACAGCCAATATAGATGAGCAATACTTTTTTAAGCCTCTTTTGCAACAAATGCTGCTCCACTTGTGGCACAGATAATGTTGACTGTAGAATCTGGAATGAAAACACTATCAAAGATTAAATTCCCACTTGCTGGTATTTTAAAAGAAGAACTAGTATTTGCTGTTACTCCAAAATCTACATACATATTATCATTTGACTTATTTTGAATATACAAGTAACTCCTATCATAATTAGAACCAAATATTTGTTGGTTTACATTAGAAGAAAGTATTGTTGAAGAGCCATCTGAAAAAACTGATGGTCTTGAAATATCAACAATTGGAATACCAAAACCTGTTTTAATGGCTGGATAATCCAATGTGTCCGATGTTAAAGATCTTCCTTCGCTAACATAATTGATTATTTGACCACTTGGATTTCCTTCAGTGGGATTAATTGTTGAATAACCATTTACTATGCCAGTACCAATAATGTGAATTGTTGCCATGAAAAACCCCTTATGGAATAAAGTTTCTACCATCTCTGCTATAAGGATAGTACGCTATATCTCTAAATCCAGCAAAAACTCTGAATGGAGTCATAATGGCTGCACCAGCGATTGCCCCATTCCTATTTGCTTGATATTCTAGCTTGGTGTCATCATATACTGCACACCAGCCCTTTTCAAGCAATTTAAGCCTACCATCCATAGTTCCACGAAGATCAATAGAGGAACTACCATCTCTAATAGCAATTCCTTGACCAACAGATTTTCTAGTTTCTCCACGCTCTATTAAACATGCTGCTTTTATACAAACTAAATTTATAAAATTTTCATCTCTGGTTGAATCTCTATCTACTGGACTTGGCTCAATAGTTAAAGCTTGAATATCAACCCTAAATTTATTAGGAAAATTTAATTCATTTGTAACTAATTGAGCAGCCACTGCCAAAACTTGCGTAAGTCTTTTGTCATTATATGTTTGTGGCGATGAAAGATCGTCAATCAAAACCCTTATCAGTGTTATGAATTCTGCTTGCCAGTACATAATCACCTCGTTATTTAGTAATAATTACAACTAATAATACACCGTATTCTAATCGGTAAACGGTGGAACTATTATAATATTGCCAACCACTAGGGTTATTATGTGGGTATTAGACAAAACCGATCTAAATTCGTAAGACCATCTACCAGCACCAATTTGTTGTAGCTCTTCATTGCTTAACTCAACCCTTAATGATGTTGTATTAAGTAGTTGTGCCGTCTTAGTAAATGTTGGCATTGAATCAATTATAAAACTAGTAGAAGAGCCAGTTAAATCTGGCCAATTTACAGAGGTTATATCTATAGATCTAGATTCTGCAACTAAATAATCATCAGTTAATCTTAATTCTATAGGATCTGTTGGATTAATCGGTATTGGGTTTGTCAGTGTAGGAACTCCAGTTCCAGTAGAACTACACCTTGTGCTAACTTTAACATCTGTGTTTTCATACTCTTCTGGATTAATGGCTAAAGCACCAAGAAATTCAACCCCACAATAAAATTTGATAGCACCTCTAAAAGATGCTGGTATTGTTGGAGTAAATAAAAAGTAGCCGTTAGTTAAATTTACAAATCCAGTTGTATACGGAGTACTATAATTTGTTCCATTTCCGTTTATTAATTGTGCAGACAAAGTTGTACAATTTTCATAATTTTTACCAAAAGATAAGCTTATGCCCATTTCAAATGCCATGTTAATCTCCAAAAGCAGGAGTTATAATTAAATTCCCAATGGTCAATGTCACAATATGTCCACTTAAAAAAACTGCCCTTATTTCGTAAGACCATCTTCCAGCACCAATAGTAGATAATTCAAGATGACCAAGCTCTAATCTAATTGTGGTTGTGTTTATGGCTAAACAAGTTTTTACAAAATTTATTCTACCATCTACAAAAAACAAAATTGTTAAATTATTTAATGCTGGATAATCATTGGATACAAAATCTATAGCTCTTCCATCTACATCGTAGTAATCATCAGTAAGCCTTATTTCTATTTGATCGCCAGCGTTGTACTTTATTGAATTTATATTTGGGGCTAATGTTGTCGTAGTCGTAGTCGTAGTAGGCGAAACTGTTGTGGTGGTCGTAGTAGGTGCTACTGTAGTTGTCGTTGTAGTTGTTGGACTTGCAGTCGTAGTAGTCGTTGTAGTTGGTGGACTAGCGGTAGTGGTCGTAGTAGTCGGTGCTGAAGTAGTCGTTGTGGTAGTTGGACTAGCGGTTGTAGTGGTTGTAGTCGGTGCTGAAGTCGTAGTAGTAGTAGTAGTTGGGCTAGCGGTTGTAGTCGTAGTAGTCGGTGCTGAAGTAGTCGTTGTGGTTGTGGTTGTAGGTGCTGCTGTCGTTGTGGTGGGTGTTGGTGTGCAATCTGCAATATTAGAAGTAAATCTAAAATATGATTCGTTCCAACCAGAAACAAATTCATTTCCATAATAAATAACTCTTAAACTATCTCCAGCGTGAATTGGATAATTATTACCATTAGACATTATACCACCATACGGATACACGCTACTAATAAGTTCAACTATGAGAGTTGAACTGTTTGGATTTCCTATATTTGCTTTAAGAAAACTAATTGTAGGAACTGATGGAGGTGCAAACACACTTTCTAATGCTGGTGTGCTAGGAATGGTATAAGTAAGATCACAACCAAAATTTCCCGATGATCCAGCATTTGGTGTAAGAGTGTAAATATAATCACTTCCGTTATATCTTCCGTTCCCAGTTATTACTAATGTTGCACCATAAAGAGCTAGGTCGGTATGTGAAAGAACAAATAAATCGTTTGAGCAAGGTGTAGGCGTTGTTGTAGGTGCTGCTGTCGTTGTGGTTGTGGTCGTAGTTGTAGGTGCTGCTGTCGTTGTAGTCGTTGTAGTAGGTGCTGCTGTCGTTGTGGTGGTTGTAGTGGTAGTCGTAGTTGGTGCTGCTGTCGTTGTGGTAGTTGGACTAGCGGTTGTGGTCGTTGTAGTTGGTGCTGCTGTCGTTGTGGTGGTTGTAGTGGTAGTCGTAGTTGGTGCTGCTGTCGTTGTGGTAGTTGGTGTGGTCGTTGTAGTTGGTGCTGAAGTCGTTGTGGTAGTTGGACTAGCGGTTGTGGTCGTTGTAGTTGGTGCTGAAGTAGTCGTAGTGGTTGAAGTCGTTGTAGTTGTTGGTGCTGGAGTAGTGGTGGTAGTGGTTGGACTTGCTGTTGTTGTAGTTGTAGTGGTCGGTGCTGTTGTAGTGGTCGTAGTGGTTGTTGGACTTGTAGTCGTTGTTGTGGTGGTAGTGTTTGGTGATGCTGTTGTTGTGGTCGTGCTTGTGGTAGTAGTTGTGGTAGTTGTGGTTGTTGGCGAAGCTGTCGTTGTTGGGCTAGAGCATGTGTCAGAATAGTATACCCAAAACTTCCAACCCATATAATTTGAAACCGCATAAGTACATTGACCAGAACAACCTTGTGGGCAATCATAATTTGAAAGTGTTCCGTATGGAGTATTATCAGGATCAGAAACTAAACCAAGATATTCTGAACACGGTGGAGAAGGACATGGTGGTATTGAAGTAGTCGTTGTAGTTGTTGGACTAGCGGTTGTGGTCGTTGTAGTCGGTGCTGAAGTAGTCGTTGTGGTTGTTGGACTTGCAGTCGTAGTAGTCGTTGTAGTTGGTGCTGCTGTCGTAGTAGTTGTAGTGGTTGGGCTTGCCGTTGTAGTGGTTGTAGTGGTTGTGGTAGTTGGTGCTGCTGTCGTAGTAGTAACTGGATCTGTTTGTGTGTATGCATCTGCACAAATCGTATTGTCTGAAACAACAATTAATGAACCACCCATACCAGAAGCACCACCTAGCGATCCTGCTGCTGCCCCTATGCTGTATGGATTTATATAAAATCCTGTGCTATATGTGAGAGTTGTTCCATTAAAATACCATGATGTAACAGCATTTAATGCATCATATTGCTGCATTGTATTAGGTGAGTTTGGACCAAACTCTAGGGTAAAAGAAAATGATGTTCCATTATGTGCTAATGTCCAACTCCTACATTTTTTACCTGTGTCTACTTCAGTAAATGGGCCAATAATAGGGTCTATTGCAGGATCGTAATCTTCGGGAGGTTGAAAGGGCACAAATGGAGGCCAAGATGGTCCAGAACCGCAACCACTATTAAGTGCAATATGGGCTGGATTATTTATACATTTATTGTAAGCATCTTGAAAGCTTGATCCTTTGGTGGGAATATCTTGCTGTACAGCACCCTGTGGTTGTACTGGATTACAATAATAACAGCTTGGATTATTTGGGAAGTTGTATAGATATGACCAATAGCAATTTGCATTATTGGCATTTAATTCAGCTTGACATTTTGCTAATGCTGTAACCCCTTGTGGAAAGTCTACTGATGGTACTGTTGGTGCATATCTTTTTTTTTCTTTGCCTCCTATTGGTACAAATGTTCCGCAAAAATAACAATCTACTATATTTTTATCTAAGTTGCTTTTTCTCTCGTACATGTATGCTTCATAACATGCATTATTAAAATCTTCATTTATCAAATAATTTTTACATTCTTCAAGAGAAAGTTCTTGTGTAGAATTAGGAAATCCACGAGATACTTCTTCCCAATCAAAAGGAAAAATATCTGGCGGGGTTTCTTTTGCACAATAATAACAAAATTGTCCTACTTGATTATATATGCTAGACTTATAGCATTCAGAATTATAGCCATTCGGTCCATTCAATAGTCCTAGACAATTATCTCTTGCTTCATTTGCTGTAGAACCAGTAAAAGTATCCCACAATGTTGCGGGTGGATCTATATCTGGAAAAATAGCTGAACATTCATAACAATCTGGATCGTTTTTAGAAAAAAGATAGTGTTTATAACAACTAGCATTAAGTGCAACAACTGCATTTAAACAGTTTGTATTTGCTAATGTTCTTGTCGCTGCACTATAAGTTGTTACATTAATATCAAAATCTGAATCTTCATTTGCAGGAAATACTTCTGAACATTCATAACATTCTGGTTTAATTTCACTGTTATAAGAATATGATATAAAACAATCTTGAAAAAGGACAAGTATATCTGCTTGACATGCTGCTCTTCTTTCAGCATCTGTTCCAACATTATATTGATTAATCCAGTTTCTTCCAGCGATCAAACCTCTTGAACAAAAACCGCAATTCTCATTATCTAAATCAAGATATGAATAATGATTAATATTTAAATCAAATAAGTGATTAGCACCTTTTGCTCCAGCAGCAGAATATATAAAACTTTTTGTTTTCCAATCCTCACCAACATTTAATATCAATGTTGCAAATGTAGCAATTCCATTAGCCGATGTGACTGTATTGTTTGTTAGTGCCCCATTTTCCATAACACTAACTGTTACAACTATTGGGGTAGCTGTATATAACTCTCCTTGGGCAATTCCATTAAGTGTGGGGGCAGTTCTTATCTGTATTATTGGTTGTGTTGTAATACTTGCGTTGTTATTAACATAACCCGCTGCTGGTTGATGTATGTGAAGAAATAGTGGTGGTAGAGTTGTAGTGGTTGTGGTCGTGCTTGTGGTAGTAGTTGTGCTTGTAGTTGTAGTTGGTGCTGGAGTAGTGGTCGTAGTGGTTGTTGGGCTTGCCGTTGTAGTGGTTGTCGTAGTAGTTGTGGTCGTTGTAGTTGTTGGACTAGCGGTAGTGGTCGTTGTAGTCGGTGCTGAAGTAGTCGTTGTGGTAGTTGGACTAGCGGTTGTAGTCGTAGTAGTTGTGGTAGTTGGTGTTGGGGTTGTAGTTGTTGAAGTAGTGGAAGTTGTTGTTGTAGTCGATGTTGTAGATGTTGTAGAGGTTGTGGTAGTTGGTTCTTCTGTTGTTGTAGTAGTTGGTTCTGTGGTTGTAGTAGTCGGTGCTGAAGTAGTCGTTGTGGTAGTTGGACTAGCGGTTGTAGTGGTTGTAGTCGGTGCTGAAGTCGTAGTAGTAGTAGTTGGACTAGCGGTTGTGGTCGTAGTAGTCGGTGCTGAAGTAGTCGTTGTGGTTGTTGGACTAGCGGTTGTAGTGGTTGTAGTCGGTGCTGAAGTAGTCGTTGTGGTTGTTGGACTTGCCGTTGTAGTGGTTGTAGTAGGTTCTTCTGTGGTGGTTGTTGTGGTATTTGGATCTACAGTAGTAGTAACACTAGAACAAAAATATGATAAAGTGTCATTTGCTGTAGTTGGTGTTCCTACTGGATCTGGACATGGACCACAACTTTCACAATTGTTTTGTTCTACCGAATACCAAATAAAAAGACCAGAGCCAAAAGGGTATTCTCCTGCATAATATCCACATGAAGTAATACTGCAAGGATCTACTGTAGTTGTGGTGGTAGTGGTAGCCGTAGTAGTGGTAGGTTGTGGTGTCGTTGGCTCTGATGTGGTAGTTAGATCGCCATAAACCTTAAATTTTTTATTTTCTTTCCAACTTAAATTTCCACCTTTTTCTATTGCCGTATAAGAACAATCACTAAAAAGAAAGATCTCACCTTCATAAGATGGAATAATGCCCAAACTTAGTGGATCAACACAATTAAACATTTTTAACCCTTAAGATTTGGGTTATTGTTTGTCGATTGAAAATAATTCATTTTGTACAAACCCACTTGTATATATGTAAGTACACTCATTGCTATTTAATACAGTATACTCTATGGCAACAGTGGTGTCATTTGTATAAACAACTTCATTCTGCATTGACAGTTTCCTTCTTATTTCTTTTGAGTTCGTGTAATTCCCTAGTGTTCAAAAGTATCTGATTAAGTATGTCCATAGTATTTTCTTGGCTTTTGACCACACTTTCTAGTCCAACTTCTAGTCTGTCTATGAATTTGATATGTCTATCGTGCAAAGGGAGGATAATCTTTTCACCCAACCAAGTTGCTGCTCTATAGGTTGTCCAAACAAAAAATATTAAAAAACTGCAAGAAACACCTAATCGTTCAATTAATAGGATAAGATCTTTGTCATCCATTGTTCTAACCCCCAAATAATGTAGTTGTGCCTACATTAAATTACACCTAGCTCTTCAATTGTAGTAGCATCTGCGACAGCTTTTCGTCTGGCAGCAAATGAACTAGCCATATTGGAGCGAGCTTGGCCATATTGGAGAAGGAGAAGGGTCATTTCTTGTATTGTGGAGAAGCTAATGGGTGTATTAGCCATACTGATTAGGTGAGGAAGTTCTAAGCCCAATGCTGCTGCTTCTTTTGCAAGAGAGAACACACCTACGAGAAGGGCCACATCAGAGGGAGTAATGCCAAGATAATAACCTTGACCAGAATCCCAACCTGTTTTTTCTAGGGTAAGCCATTCATTATTTATAGCTTGTATCTTTCTTGCTTTAGCTTGAGATAACTCATCTGGTGCAGCATCTGAAATATAATCCCAAGCCTGATTAATTAGGTTGGTAATAAATAAACCTTCATCAGAACTAACATCGACAGGCATTTTTATTGTTCTAGACACATTGCTATCGTCTATTGCATTTAAAGTTATAGAATAATTATTATTAACAACAATAATGCTTACACTAACTTGATTTAACATTATATTCTCCTAAATTTTTATTATGTAATTCACCACAAGACATGGTGGTATAGTTGCATGTCTACTATCACTACCAGCGTTAGCATTAGAAATTGATGGTGTGAATGTATGAGTGTGGTCGGTATTTTGAGTGTTTACGGTTGTAGGGCTAGAGTCTGTTCCAATCCAAGCCACACCACCAACTAAGTCTGCTCTATTGCCACCAGATCCTACATATTTCAATAATGGACTAGAAAAACCAGTATGAGTATGACTAGCATTAGTACTCATAGAGCCAGTACTTCCACCACTAACTGTATTCGCATGACTATGGGTAGCTAATTCTGCCGTAGTAAGCAAATGGGTTTCTTCACCTAGCCATTGCCCTACTGTTCTAGCTGTTTGTGACGAGCCACTAATAGCTCCAGAACCAGAACTATTTAGTCCAGTTCCAGTTCCAGCACCCATAGCAAATCTGCCACGCATATCTGGTAAAGTAAATGTGTTATTAGAATTACCAGCACCATAAGTAGTACCAATAATTTTAAATAAATCGCTATAAGCACTTCTACTGACAGTACTTCCGTCACATACTAGCCATCCATTTGGTGCGGTAGAGCCAGCAAACATTTGGATTATGCCACATGGAACAACAGATGGCTGAACTGCTTGGAATGCAGAACCCTTTGGAGAGTTAGTCGGTGTCATTCCGTAACTAAATGCTCCAGCCATTAGTAACTACCTCCCATCGCACATACTTGTAAAGCTGTTGTACTAGCAGTAGTAGTAACACTAACGGAGGCAAAAAGTTTAAATGTAGATGGTAAAACAAGAGGGTTAGCAAAAGTCAATGTGGTAGTAAATCCAGCAACAGTAGTTGAAGGAGTTACAGCAGTCACAAGTATTTCAGTAAACAAGAAAGCTGTAGTGCCATCCCATACCCATATGCCTACGATATTACCAGCGGTAGGTGCAGTAAAAGAAGTAGAGCAAGCATTGACTTGAATGCTGTCAATTCTTAATCCATTAGTAGAAGTTGGTACAATCTCTATAATATTTGCTGCTGCAAGGCTAGCTGTTGCCGTTGGGCCTCTAGTGGTACAAGCTGTTTGTGCTGCAAGAGTTTTTGCAACAAAGTATGGAGCTTGAGCGAAGATTGGTGTTGCGGTTACCGGCATAGTTATAAACCTCCAAAGTTAGTTGCTAAGAAAATTGTGTCTGCTGTTCCAGTTGTTCCCTGATTTCCCTGTGATCCTTGATTGCCTGTGGTTCCAACGACACCTTGATAACCTTGCGAACCTTGGTTTCCAGTAGTTCCAACGACTCCTTGTAAGCCTTGTGATCCTGTGGTTCCAATTACACCTTGGAAACCTTGATTGCCTTGTGATCCTTGATTGCCTGTGGTTCCAACAACGCCTTGATCGCCTTGCGATCCTACTGATCCTTGATCTCCTTGACTTCCTGTTCCAGTTGCACCTTGAAAACCCTGATCGCCTTGCGATCCTTGGTAACCTTGATCACCTTGCCACCCTTGATCGCCTTGATGACCTTGAAAGCCTTGGCTTCCTTGAAACCCTTGATCTCCTTGTGATCCTTGATCGCCTTGATTTCCTTGAAAACCCTGTCTTCCTTGAAATCCTTGGTTGCCTTGATTTCCAATGATACCTTGTAATCCCTGATTTCCTTGAAAACCTTGCCTTCCTTGATATCCTTGTTCACCTTGGAAACCTTGGTTACCAACAATTCCTTGAAAACCTTGTCTACCTTGAAATCCTTGAGATCCTTGAGATCCAACAGATCCTTGAACTCCTTGTTCTCCTTGATTACCTTGATTACCTTGATTACCTTGACTTCCTTGATAGCCTCTAAATCCTTGATAACCTTGAAAACCTTGAGATCCAACAGATCCTTGAACTCCTTGAAATCCTTGAAATCCTTGGTTTCCAGTTCCAGTTAAACCTTGAAAACCTTGCCTTCCTTGATAACCTTGATTTCCTTGATTGCCTGTTAATCCTTGAAAGCCCTGTCTACCTTGAAAACCTTGATTTCCTATTGATCCTTGAAAACCTTGTCTGCCTTGGTTTCCAGTATTACCAGTAAGTCCTTGATCGCCTTGGTTTCCTGTTGCTCCAACAACGCCTTGATTACCTTGAAATCCTTGTGAACCTACATCTCCTTGATCTCCTTGATCTCCTTGATTTCCCTGATAACCTTGATATCCTTGATTTCCTTGATGCCCTTGATTTCCTTGATTTCCTTGATATCCCTGATTACCTTGATCCCCATAAAATCCTTGATTGCCCTGTGATCCCTGATCGCCTTGTTCTCCTTGGTTACCTTGCGACCCTTGATCGCCTTGATCGCCTTGATCGCCTTGATCTCCTTGACTTCCTTGATAACCTTGAAAACCTTGAAAACCAGTTGTGCCTATTTCCCCTTGATTTCCTTGAAACCCTTGCTCTCCTTGATTGCCTTGATTGCCTTGGTTTCCTTGATTTCCCTGTTCTCCTTGAAAACCTTGCTCTCCAACAATTCCTTGAAAGCCTTGATTCCCTTGATTCCCTTGGTTGCCTTGAAAGCCTTGTGGTCCAGCAACACCTAATCCAATCCAACCAGTATCGTTATACAACCATGTCTTACCATCGAATGTGTAAGTATCATTGTTATCGGGATTAATAGGAAAATTTATTGGCATATCGTATTTCCTAAGTTTTTATTATGTAGTTTAACGCTATGCTTGGTTGCATGTTGTCGTGTGCATAACCACCACCAGCATTGTTAGCGTTACTTATAGATGGCGTAAAAGTATGTGAGTGATCAATATTAGGGCTATCTCCAACTGTACAGTATTGGTTATATTCTGAACCACCATAAACTATAAGTCTTCCTGCATAACCACCACCAGTGCCTCCACCAAATCCATAAGCACCTCTTCCTATTTGTCCACCAGCAACCCAAACCGCAGAGTGTGAGTGTACTTGATTAGCGGACATACCACCAGTACTACCACCATATACAACATTAGGATGACTATGTGCTGGTATTTGAGTATAATTCAAGGTGACTGTTTCTGTACCTACTTTAACAGCTAACCCCCTAGAAGTTAATCCAGTTCCTTGTCCAACACCAATTATTGTTCTGCTTCTTAAATCTGGTACTCCAAATGTGCTACTTCCATTTCCTGCATCATATGTTATTCCAATCACAGCAAATAACGCAGAGTAAGTAGTTCTAGAGTAAGTAGTTATGCCATCACATAACAACCATCCAGCAGGAGCAGTGCTACCAGCGAAAGCAATTATTGATCCTGTTGGAGTTGAGCTAACTGGTGCAGCACTTTTCCAATTTGTGCCATCACTCGTAAGAACATTTCCAATTGTTCCAGCAGAAGCAATTCCAGTTCCACCAGAACCAACAGATAAAGTTGTTGATAATCCACCAGCAGTAATTGAACTTTGATTTATCCAAGATGGAGCAGATGAACCATTTGATTTTAAAATTTGACCACTACTTCCCGCTGCCAAAATAACAGTTGTACTTGTTCCAGACTGATATGGAACACCACCGATAGAACCGCCAGAAATATTTATTGCGGTAGTGGCTACACCAGTAGTATTTTGATTAAGTGTAGGTATATCGGCAGGAACCAAAGATCTAAAAGATGGAACACCAGTAGAACCATTGGGGGAAGCAAATACAGTATTTCCAGATTGATTAATAAATGAAACTGTGAAAGTTCCAGAATTTGTAACTGGTGATCCAGAAACATTGAATATGGCTGGTGCAGATAATGATATAGATGTTACAGATCCACTTGATTGAAATCCTTGGTTTCCTTGATTGCCTTGATATCCCTGATATCCTTGGTTTCCATTGTTTCCAGACGATCCTTGTGATCCAGTACCGCCAGACAATCCTTGATGACCTTGATAACCTTGGTTTCCAACAATACCTTGAAATCCTTGTCTTCCTTGAAACCCTTGTTCTCCTTGAAAACCTTGAAAACCTTGATTTCCTATTGTTCCTATGGTTCCTTGAAATCCTTGATTACCTTGATTTCCTTGAAAACCTTGAGATCCAGTTATTCCTTGTCTTCCTTGGTTTCCTTGATCGCCTTGATTGCCTTGAGATCCTTGAATGCCTTGGTTCCCTTGAAATCCTTGTGATCCAACAGAACCTTGAACTCCTTGACTTCCTTGACTTCCTTGACTTCCTAAAATGCCTTGAAATCCTTGTGGTCCTCTTACAAGACTTACATTCTGCCAATACACTGGGGATGAACCAGTATATATTAAACCATCGCCTATAGATGCTGTGCCACCAGTTGGATTAGGACATGCCTGAGTAGCGGTTCCTTGACTTACATTTGTGACAATCCACATATCACCTAAAGATGCACCAGCAGTTTCGTTGTTGAATATGTTTTCCCATGTTTCTGAACCTTGAATTGTTACTCCAGAACCAGATGTTCCTTGATATCCTTGATATCCTTGATATCCCTGATAACCTTGATCACCTTGATCACCTTGCTCTCCTTGATTTCCTTGAAAACCTTGATTTCCTTGAAAACCCTGATCGCCTTGTTCTCCCTGATTCCCTTGATTTCCTTGGTCGCCTTGAAATCCTTGATGCCCTCTAATTCCTTGAAAACCTTGTTCTCCTTGACTGCCTTGTTCCCCTTGATCTCCTTGTTCTCCTTGATTTCCTTGAAATCCTTGATCTCCTTGCAGTCCTTGATACCCTTGTTCTCCTTGAAAGCCCTGATAGCCCTGATTACCTTGAAAACCTTGATCTCCTTGTTCGCCTTGATAACCCTGTTCGCCTTGGTAACCTTGATAACCTTGTTCTCCCTGTTGTCCTTGAAAACCTTGTTCTCCCTGTTCTCCTTGAACTCCTTGAGATCCTTGAAGACCTAAATCTCCTTGATATCCTTGATAACCTTGGTTTCCTTGCTCGCCTTGGTTTCCTTGCTCGCCTTGGTTTCCTTGTTCGCCTTGATATCCTTGTAAACCTTGATTTCCTTGAAAACCTTGTTCTCCTTGATTTCCTTGATCTCCTTGATTACCTTTTTGAACCAATAAAGTCCATCCGTTGTTTGGAGGTGTCGCCCCCAAAGACCAACTTCCAACATTGGTCAATTGATATAGAGATCCTTGATAAGTAGCAGCATCATTTGAAATATAAGTCGTTAAGGAAGACCATGTGCCAGTATAAGTATAAGGCACATCTCCCTGATAGCCTTGGTATCCTTGATAACCTTGATAACCTTGTTCTCCCTGATAGCCTTGATTTCCTTGAAAACCTTGTTGTCCTTGGTATCCTTGTTCACCCTGATAACCTTGATCTCCCTGTGATCCTATGCCACCCTGATCTCCTTGTTCTCCTTGAAAACCTTGAAAACCTTGCTCGCCCTGTTCTCCTTGAAAGCCTTGAAATCCTGCACCAGTCAAACCTTGAAATCCTTGTTCTCCCTGATTTCCTTGCAATCCTTGATTTCCTTGCAATCCTTGAAAACCAGCACCTTGAAATCCTTGCTCGCCCTTTGCACCTACGAATTGAACCCACTGCGAACTATCTGTATCTACAACATATATGTAAAAAATACCAGTTGATGTATCTATCCATAGATCACCAGCAGTTGGCGATAATGGAGCAGTTGAACTTGCGGTATATACACCTCTATTTATGCCTTGATAGCCTTGATAGCCTTGATCGCCTTGTTCTCCTAAATCACCTTGATATCCTTGATAGCCAGTATCGCCCTTATCTCCAGTTCTTGCAAAAGTGAGCAATACTTCATCGTCATTAGAAAATGTTCCGCTTCCAGACAAATAGGAAATTGTAACATCAAAGAAGCTAGGCTCTTGCTCTAAAGAATTACTTATAGTGTAAAGTGCAAATACTGTAGAGTCATTTTTCTTAGATAATTTAAAGTGGCCCTTCATCGTGCTTGTTGAAGCAGAGATCGTAGCTAAGAATAGAGAAAGATCTATGTTTGCATTATTTGGATTATCATCAATTATAACATGCGTAGCTGATGCAAGAGAAGCATTGTTAAATCTTATGTAGTTATCGCCTGGATCATTGATTGAATAATTATTTGTATCTATTTTATATTCAACTGTTACACCGCCAAAACTACCAGTTGATCCCTGATATCCTTGGTCGCCTTGATTGCCATAATTACCTTGATCGCCTTGTGATCCCTGATTACCTTGATTTCCCTGTTCTCCTTGAAAACCCTGTTCGCCCTGATCGCCTTGTAATCCCTGTTCACCTTGGAACCCTTGTTCTCCTTGATTTCCTTGAAGACCTTGGTCGCCCTGTTCACCTTGTAAACCTTGTTGACCTTGGTATCCTTGATAGCCTTGGTCACCTTTCTGAGCAATTAATGTCCAAAAAGTTCCTTCTGCGGGAGTATCCCCAAGATTGCCACCATTAGAATGAATGCGATACCAAGTTTGTCCTAAATAAGTTGCTATATCACCTACAGCATATGATGCACCACCACTATAAGCACCTGTGAAATTCCACAACGCATCTGATCCTTGATTACCTTGTTCACCTTGAAATCCTTGTTCGCCTTTTTCGCCTTGCTCACCTTGAAAACCTTGTGATCCTTGATCACCTTGATTTCCTTGAAACCCTTGTTCACCTTGAAAGCCTTGATTGCCTTGTTCACCTTGTAATCCCTGATCTCCCTGATTTCCTTGTGACCCTTGATTACCTTGCGATCCTTGTGAACCAACAAGTCCAATAGACAGAGTAACAAAATTTTCGTTATTTATTACTCCGTATGTACTAACTAGTGCGACATTAAATATTACATAACTTCCATCTTCAGTATCGTTTGTTGAAGTACCATCTACACAAGAAGTTATTTGATAAGTAACATATGTTGAAGGATTTGCTTGATCTGTTAAAGTTAAATAACCACTCTGAATACTTAAGAATAAATCATGTAAAGTAGTATTTATTCCGTATGGATTATCATCTACTTTAACTTGAGTAGCCGAAGTAAAAGGATCGGCATTAAAACTTATATAATCATTGGTAGGATCAAGATCTGTAAGAGTTGTTGTATTTACTTTGTATGTCCAAGATAATGCACCAATTCCACGCTCGCCTTCAACCCCTTGAAAACCAGTTATGCCTTGCAATCCTTGTGAGCCTTGGTTTCCAGTAGTTCCAACGATGCCTTGAAAGCCTTGGTTACCCTGTGAACCTTGTGAGCCTGTGGTTCCCACTGTTCCTTGGCTACCTTGTGATCCTATGGTTCCAACAACCCCTTGCAATCCTTGATTACCAATTGTTCCCACGATACCTTGGAAACCTTGATTGCCTTGAAATCCTTGATTGCCTGTTCCGGTTAAACCTTGAAAACCTTGGTATCCTTGGCTACCAATTGTTCCAACTATACCTTGTAAACCTTGATTGCCTTGGAATCCTGTGGTTCCCACAATGCCTTGAAAACCTTGATATCCTTGGTTACCTATAGTTCCAACAACTCCTTGAAATCCTTGTGAACCAGTTGTTCCCACGATACCTTGGAAACCTTGATAGCCCTGATACCCCTGTCTACCCTGCGATCCTTGATATCCAGTAATATTTGATGTAGAAAAGTTTGCCCCATCAAATGAAATGACTTCTCCAGAGGTTGGTACTCCAGAAAAGTCATCTTGATCTTGTATTCTTGTTATGTTTCTTTGGAAGTGCATATTTTGTTTTCTCCAAAGATAAATACACCATCTTTTAAGTAATGGCTGGCCACTTTTTAATCGGGCAATCTTGAGTAGCCCAACTTGCTTTTATCTTCAAGTTGCACCCACATTTTGTACATGTCCAATTTGGGCTATCTTTATTAACTTCTGGACATGTGTCACAAACATCAAGTCTAATTTTTAATTGCTCATCTGTAACTTTTGGCATACCAGCAGCAACATGCTTAACAGCAGCTTTTGCAAAATTAGCAGCTTTTTCAAAAATATTTGGTTCTTTATTCATAGCACTCTCCTTAAGATTTTTCCCTATGCTATTGTATTAAAAAAAACGACCCCAGTAAATACTGGAGTCGCTATTTTTTTAAAAAACATGGTCTTAGAGTTGACCAATAAGAACCCTACGGTTATCAAGAACAGCGAAGCCGTGTTCTCCAAAACCATACATGCCCATTCTACGCTGACGATGGAAAGTTGGGTCTTCAAATACTTCGATATCCTGACGAACAGGCATAACGAAACTATCTGCTTTTTCAAGATCAAGACCGATAGCAATTTCCAATTTACCGTCAGAAAAAGTTCCGCTAAGAACATTTTCATAGTAACTATTATACTCTTGACCAACACCGAGTTCATCGATGTCGTGAAGGTTTACGCCAAAAACTTTGGTCAAGCCATAGTCTTGACTTACGAAAATTTCACGCCTTGTGAAATCGTCAGCTTCACCAATATCCCAAGTACGAACATCTTCCATAGATTCTGGAGAAAGATATAGGTCGGTAAGCTTACCACGATTAATGGAGGTACTATTACCGCCACCATTCCTACGCATAGAGGTTTTCATAAGAGCTACAAGCCTCTTAGTGAAATAACCATCTGTGGCAGAAGCGTCATAAACACCGATTCCACGACCTACGCCAGCAGCGAGGATAGTGTGCCAGCCATCGTTGTTCATTTTACGAACAAAGGAGGCTTCAAGAACTTGAAGAGCACGACCAACTAGATCCCAACGAGCATCCCTAGCATATCGCAAGGAAAAATCGATAGAGGAACCAACTTCATAAGTTGGAACCATTACGAAGTCACCTTCAACATGTCGTTCTGGAATCTTGCCCTGAGAAGGAATCGTATAAGCAACGAAATCTTTTTCAGAACCAGGAGCAAGGAAATCTAATGGGAATTCAATAGATGTACCGGGCTGAAAATTGATTGGTTCAAAGATGCCACCAATGATGTCACCGTTGAGAATACCTTGTCGCAAAGGAAGAGTTAGTGCCTTTGCAAGTTCGGCTTGAGCAGCAGTCGCATGTTCAAATTGATTGCTTCCAGACTGTTTAAGCAATTCAATCATTTCGGGTGTTGGCTTTTTCATTTTCTTATCTCTCCTTATTAGTTTGGAAGTTCAACATAAACTTTAACATAACCATTTTCGTCTTTTGCACCAGCAAAAGTTCCAACTCTAGGAGTGGCAACTTCACCACCACTAGCAGAAATAGTTGGGGTTACCAAACCACTAACTGTCAAATAAGCCTTATCACCAACGGTAGGACTGCCAGTTACTTTATTAGTAACGACATAACCTTTCCGAAGAAGTGGTGCTTTTTCGCCAATTACCTGTTCGTCTTTATGAAAGTTACGGTGAACCCTTGTTTGATCAATGTCAACAAAGTTTGCCAAGCTAAGACCAGCAACCTTATAGCCCGAAGGACTACCAGATTGATAGCTGCAAAGACCTGGGGTTACAATGCCAGCACCAGAAGCAGCAGTTCCATAAATAAGAACTGTGCCCTTTTCGTGGACATCATTGCAAACCAACGAAATGTCGGTTTCATTAATCAAGCGGTCTGGTTTAATTGCCATTAGATTTCTCTCCTTATGCTGTGGCGTGTTT